TAGGAAACGAATCTATTCAGGTAGACGCAGATATTAATGTAACTACTAATAGATTAACTACATATGTAAGAAGTGTATCTATAACGGCAGATTCTAATGTTTATCCAAATGGCCTACAAATGATGGTTTATACAAAAACCCCTGTTGTTATAGCTTGGGCAGTGGTTAATATTAACGCAACCAATAACTGGAATGTGGTTGACATAGCGGCTTAAAGAAACTAAAATTAGGTATTATTACAAATTTAAAAGGAATTTATGGCATCTAGTTATTCTACAGACCTCAAACTTGAATTGATGGTAACAGGGGAAAACTCTGGTACATGGGGCGATAAAACAAATACAAATTTAAACTTAATACAACAAGCCATCGCTGGTTATCAAGCTGTATCTATTGCAGGGGGGGCTCAAACAACTACATTAGCAATGAGCAATGCTACCATTTCTAATGCTAGAAACATGGTAATTGAATTTACTGGAGCAATTACAGGAAACCAAGTTGTACAAATTTCAGATGGTTTAGAAAAATTTTACATTTTAAAAAATAGCACAACAGGTGCTTTTACAGTTACATTTAAAACACAAAGTGGAACAGGTATTACTTTAACACAAAGTAAATTAACAGCTTGTTATTCAGATGGTACAAATATTAATACTGTTGATTTAACAACTCTTCAGGGTACAATTTCTGGATCACAAATAGCAAGTGCTACAATTACATCTTCTAACATTGCAAACAACGCAATTACAAATGCTTTATTGGATACTAACTCAGTTAAATCTTATAACATTTCTGCAAACGCAGTTGGAGCAACACAATTAGACACAGCTTCTGTTACATCATTTAAAATTGCAGCAGGCGCTGTAGGACCAACACAATTATCAAACACTGCAGTTACTGCAGGATCTTATACAGCAGCATCAATTACAGTTGATGCTCAAGGTAGAATTACAGCGGCATCTTCTGGATCAGGAGGAGCTGGAATGGGAATTCCAACTCTTTATGCGACAGGACCGACTAGTGGAACTTATACTGCTACACCAACCGCAAACAGACTAGCTATTTTTATGCTTGCTGGAGGGGGTGGAGGGGGTAATGATTCTACTCCTATGGAGGGTAACCCACAAAAGGGAGGAACTGGTGGTAGGGGAGGATTTGGATTTTATAATAAACCAATAACACAACCTTTTTCACAACCTTATTCAGTAGGAGCGGGTGGAAATGTTCCTGGTACTGGAGGAGCAACTAATTTTACAAACGTAGGTACAGTTAACGCTGGTACTGGCGGTAATCCAGCTCCTAGTAACCCAGGAAATCCTGGAACTCCTGGAAATCAACCAGGGGCTTCTTTTACTTATCCAGTGAGAGATTTTGTTATAGGTGGTGACTATGGTGCAGGCGGGATTGGTGGAGCTGGAGGAACACAAGGAGCTTTAGTTATATTTGAAAACACAGGTACTTAAAAATGTCTTATTTTATTTTTGGAAAAAATTTGGATAATATTGAAAAAACAATTTATAGAATTGCAGAAAATCAAAGTGATTTAAATAATTTAAATATTTCACAACCTGATTATAAAATAATTGAAGATTCTCAATCTAATTTTGATTTAGTTAAATACGGAAATAAATTTCCAGACAAATATAATAACAACATTATTACATACATTGATCAAACTGTTTTATTTAAAGATAAAAATGAATTACAAAACTATGTTAATAATTTTAAAAAACAAATAAAACAATTTACAGACAATAACCCTAACCATCCATTATTTAGTCGTTGGAATGACTATTATAATCAATTAAATAATTTAAATTTAGATAGTATTGTATATCCATTAAATAAATCATTAGAACAATATTTTAACGATTTAGGACAATCTTCCTTGAGCCCTTTACAAATATCATAAAAATTGTTATTAAATCAACAATGTTTGAGAAAGTTATTGAGTTTAGTGCACATGAAGATTATTTTGCATTAAAAGAAGATTATCCAACACCTATAAAATTAAATATACCAGAATGGTATAAAAAATTAGAACATTCTATTTTAAATAGAACAATTAAAGGATGTATCCCTTTTTTAGATACTTTAACATCTGGTTATTTATTAAAAATGCCGCAAGATTTTAATATAAATCATAATGTATGTAATAAAAATAAAGAAGGAGAAGAATTTAGAGATAGTTTTCAAACTTTTGGTTTACATGATATGTCACAATTATTACATGCAAAATATATTAATTTAAATTCTGGAATAGATATTCATTCTATTAAACAAGTAGAAGGGTCTCCTTTTATTGAAAAAAATAAAAACTTACCTTTTTATAAAATAATTAATCCTTGGAAAATAAAAACACCTAAAGGATATTCTTGTTTATTTGTGCCACCATTAAATAATTCTGACGATAGGTTTTCAATAATTCCTGGAATTGTTGATACAGATACTTTTCCAAATGAAATTAATTTTCCAATCATTATAAACGGAGATAAATACCCAGTTTTAGAAACATTAATAAAAAAAGGTACCCCTTATGTTCAAATAATACCTTTTAAAAGAGATTCTTGGAAAATGAAAATTAAACCAAGAAAACAAAAAGAAATACAAAATTCTAGACTTTTTTATAGTTTAAAGATATTAAATATTTATAAAGATAGATATTGGAATAAAAAATCATGGAAATAAATAATTTTATAAAAATATATGATGAAGTGTTGCCTTGGAAAGTTTTATCAAATTTAATTCATTTTGCTAATGTTTCTAATTTTGATGAAGCTAAAATTGGAGGGGGTGAAAAAGATAAAACAGATTTTAATATTAGGAGAACATACACTTTGCCTTTATCTAATTTAAATAATTCAATGACTAATGTTCACTGGTTTAATTTACTTCATTTTTATTTTAATAAAAATTTAAGACAATATAAATTTGATGCAAATATTTTAGATTATGATTATAGAAATATTTTTGATATTGAAATTTTAAAATATGAAAATACTGGTTTTTATACTTGGCACGTAGACCATTTTGCAACAGTTCCAAGAACAATGAGTTGTATTTTGTTGTTAAATAATGATTATGAAGGTGGAAATCTTTGTTTTAGAAACCCAGACGGGACGGGGGAATGGGAAGTTGAAGTTAAACCAAATAGAATGATTATTTGGCCAAGTAATTTTTTATATCCACACACAGTTAAACCAATAACGAAAGGAACAAGGTATTCAGTAGTAGCATGGGCACTATAAAAGATTTTAAATATAAATTAATAAAAAATTTTTTAACTAAAGAAGAAATAAAATTATTAACTGATTATTGTAGAATAAAACACAGATTAAATTTTGATTCTTTTGATTTTACACAAAACGATAATGGAGATACTTATTTTTATGGAGATCCTTTAATGGAATCATTAATGATTAATAAATTAGATTTAATGCAAAAAGAAACTGGTTTAGAATTGTTATGTACTTATTCTTTTTGGAGAATGTATACAATTAATGCAGATCTTAAAAAACATAAAGATAGACCTCCTTGTGAAGTAAGTGTAACTGTAATGATTGGATCAGATGGAACTAAATGGCCAATATATATAGACGGAACAGAAATAAATATGAAACCTGGAGATGCTGCAATATATTTAGGATGTGAATTAGAACATTGGAGAGAAAAATTTAAAGGAGATTGGCATGCACAAACATTTTTGCATTATGTAGATAAAAATGGAAAAAATAAAGAATGGTTTAAAGATAAAAGACCACTTTATGGAATGCAAAAATAAATAAAAATGGAAAAATTTTTTAATAAAAAAATTGAATTGGATACTTATATTTTAATTAATGAAATTAATGATTTTCAATTAATTGATAAATTAATTTTAAATGTGAGAGAAGGAGTAAAAACATCAACCGTAAATAGAAAAACAAATGTACAAGGAGAACATACTGATTTTGATTATTTAGTTGCAAATCAAAATTTTCATAAATTTTTAAAAATAATACAACCTTCGGTCTATAAAATATATCAAGAAAATTTTATATTAAAAAATGTTTGGGGAAATATTTATAATAATAACGATTATGCACGGGTACACACCCATGAAGATTCAGCTTTTTGTGGTATTTTATATTGTACTGATGGTCCAGGTCCTGGGACTTATTTTAATCAATACGATTTAACTATTCCTGAAAAAAAAGGAAAATTTGTTTTATTTCATCCAAAACTACTTCATGAAGTAAAACCATATAGTTATAAGAAAGAAAGAATAACTATTGCTTGGAACTTTAGTGCGACAAACAATTGGAATGATTACTCTAATACTTTTTTTATAAAACCAGATAAAGAAATAACATTATGATTCTTTTACTTTTTTCTGGAGGAGTAGAAAGTACTATTTTATTAAAATATTTTTTAAAAAATACGGATAAATTAATCCATGTTTTATACACAGAACTTGGTTATGATGATGCTTCAAAAAAAAGAATATTTGAACAAACAAAGGCCGCTACTAATATATTAAATTATTTAAAAAATAATTATAGAGATTTTAATTATAGCACAGTTAAATTAAATTTAAATAATGTAATTAGACAAAACTATTTAAAAAATGGTTTTGGTTTTGATGAGCAATGGAATATATTTTTTGCAAGTATGTATGCAAAATTAAATGGTATTCAAAATATTTGGATAGGTCAATTTTCTTATAATGATTATCATAGAATAGAATTTAATCTAAAACCACTAAGTTGGTATTATGATGGTACTTTAGAAAAATATGCTTTGTTAGGAAGTAATTTAGATTTTAATTTTTTTAAAGATTTAAAAATAAATTTTCCTTCAAAAAATTTTAAAAAAGAAGGTATTGATTCTTTTAAAAACAAAAAAGAAGCATTTAATTATCTAGAGCCAGAACTTCAAAAAATGATAAGATCTTGTGAAGGAGAAGAAAAATTTTGTGGTAAATGTTTTAAATGCATACAATATATAAAATATGAAATAAAAAATGATTAAAATTACAGACAATTTTTTAGAACCAGATTTATCAAAATATTTAGAACAATATTTTTTAGAAATACCTCATAACTTTGGTCATTCTTCATTAGGTTTAGATAAAGGTAGTCCTTTTTATCAAGCTAGTTTAAATCCTTATGATCCATTGATAAAATTTTTATGTTTAAAAGTACAAAAACAAGTAGAACATAGATTAGGGTTTTTAAGAGTTTACATAAACATCCATTATTCAAACATGCCAGGAAATTTTCATGAAGATGATGGAGACACTACTTTTGTATTAATGACTTCTAAGACACTAGAAAAAGGATCAGGTCAGTTTCAAATACAAATAAATAATGATATTAATAATATTCAATCTATTGATTTTATACAAAATAGATTAGTAATATTTCCTGCTCAGTGGAAACATAGAGGATTAGATCCAATAGAACATGGTACCCCTAGAATAACTCTTGCTTTTAAAACACAAAAAGTATAATATAATTTTATGAAATTTGTACAACATAATGATGGTTCTTGTGATATTCAATTTTCTTGGAAAGAAAGATTGATCCTTTTTAGAAAAGGAAAACTTTATTTATCTGATGAAAATTTAAAACATTTTGGAAACTATTTAGTTAAAATGGTTGTGGACTGGCAGGTTAAATTTAAAGAAGATATTGTTAATAAGCAAACATTTGAAGATACTGAAATTAAAGGGGAATAAGTTATAAAAAAATTATTAAATAACGATATCAAGCGTATTTAACCTTAATTATACATAGGGTATAATAGGCAACATGCCTTTAAAAAAGATACCATTAAACCCAGGTTTTAATAAACAATCTACAGCTTCCCAAGCAGAAGGACAGTGGATTGATGGAGATATGATCCGTTTTCGTTATGGGTCTCCTGAAAAAATAGGTGGTTGGCAACAAATTACAAGTAAATTAATGGCTGGAGCAGCCAGAGCTCAATGGACATGGAGTGATTTAACTGGAAGAAGATATGCTGCTATTGGAACAAATAAATGTTTATATGTTTATGATGGTGATTCTATTTATGATATTACCCCATTAGATACCGCAAGAAACGTAACAGGTTGTACGTTTACTTCTACAACGGGATCTACAACAGTTACAGTTAACGCAACAAGTCATAATTTACTAGTTGGAGATTTATTTTTATTTACTTCTGTAACATTGCCAGGAAGTCCTAGTACTGGGTATGTTGCTTCTGATTTTACAACTAATACTTTTGAAGTTGTAGATGTTCTAACTACAAACACAT